GGTGTTGGTTACATTGGTCTTGCACACTATCTTGCTCGTCATGGTGAGCACTATGATGATCCTGGTGCATGGAAACTGGTTCATGATCTAACTGAGGCATTCCAGTATTATCTACTGAAGGCATCTAATGAACTTGCTAAAGAGAAGGGAGCATGTGGTTACTTTGATCGTACTAAGTATGCAGATGGTATTCTTCCAATTGATACATACAAGAAGGAAGTTGATGAAATCGTACCTAACGAATTGAATTATGATTGGGAGACACTTAGAACATCCATCTTGGCTCACGGTCTCAGGAACTCAACACTGTCCGCACAGATGCCATCGGAGAGCAGTTCCGTTGTGTCAAACGAAACAAATGGAATCGAACCACCTAGAGATTACTTGTCCGTTAAGAAGTCGAAGAAAGGTCCACTTAAGCAAATTGTTCCCCAGTATTCAACTCTTAAGAACAATTATACGCTTCTTTGGGATATGCCTAGCAATACTGGTTACATTAACATTGTTGCTGTTATGCAAAAGTTCTTCGATCAAGCGATTTCTGGAAACTGGTCATATAATCCAGAAAATTATGCCGATAATGAAGTTCCTGTGTCAGTGATGGCAACAGACTTCCTCAATACATACAAGTATGGTTGGAAGACTTCTTACTATCAGAATACCTATGATGCTAAGAAGGATGGTGATGATGAAGTTAAATCGTCGGTCAGTGTGGACGATTTGATTAGTGAACTCCTAGAAGGAGAAGACGACTGCGATTCATGTAAAATTTAGAGGAGACCCATGGTAGAAGGAATGACAGTTTTTAACTCAAGCAAAGTCGATACTAAAAAGCAACCCATGTTCTTTGGATCTCCTCTTGGAGTCCAAAGATACGATTCTTACAAGTATCCTGATTTTGATAAACTAACTCAATCTCAACTGGGATATTTCTGGAGACCTGAGGAGGTCTCCCTCCAAAAAGATCGTGCTGATTATGCTCAACTTCGTTCGGAGCAAAAGCATATCTTTACTGCTAATCTCAAATACCAAATTCTTCTAGATTCTGTTCAGGGTCGTGGTCCTGGTATGGCATTTATTCCATACTGTTCTCTTCCAGAACTTGAAGCAGCAATGACAGTATGGGAATTCATGGAGATGATCCATTCCCGTTCATACACTTATATTATCAAAAATGTTTATGCTGATCCTAGTGATATTTTTGATACCATTCTAGATGATGAGAAAATTATAGAACGCGCTAAGAGTGTAACTGGTGCTTACGATGATTTCATCCAAGCAGCACAGGAATATTCTTCAGGTAGGCAGTGGCAGCATCAACTTGAGGGTGTAGAATCAGCTAAAGATACTCTGTATGAACTCAAAAGAAAACTATATCGAGCGATTGCTAATGTTAATATCCTCGAAGGAATCAGGTTCTATGTGTCGTTTGCCTGCTCTTTCGCTTTTGGTGAACTTAAACTCATGGAAGGAAGTGCCAAAATCATCTCCCTCATCGCCAGAGACGAATCCCAACACCTAGTTCTTACTCAGAAAATTCTGAATAAGTGGATGGATGGTGACGATCCTGATATGGTTCGCATCGCAGAAGAAGAAAAGGAAAACATTATTGAGATGTTTAGAAGTACTGTAGAGGAAGAAAAGAATTGGGCAGAGTATCTGTTCAAGGATGGATCTATGATTGGTCTGAATACCAAACTCCTTTCACAGTATGTTGAGTGGATTGCTAATCGTCGCATGAAAGCAATTGGATTGCCTGCTATATATGATGTACCTGCCAAGAACAATCCACTGCCATGGACTGAGCACTGGCTTAACTCTAAGTCAATGCAGAATGCTCCTCAGGAAACTGAGATTGAGTCATATGTGATCGGTGGTATTAAGCAGGATGTAGATAAAAACACATTTGCAGGATTCCAATTATGATCCAAATACCTCAATTGGGTCTTGAATTAATCAAGACCTTTGAGGGTTGTCACTTACATGCATATCCAGATCCCAAAACAAAGGGACCACCGATAACAATCGGTTGGGGCAGCACTAGAGATTTTGACGGACAACCCTTCAAGATCGGAAGAAAAATCACTCAAAAGTATGCTGATGATCTTCTGGAGTTTCAGTTGAAGAATCATTTTCTTCCTGTACTTCAGAAGATTCCCTATTGGAATGAGATGAATGAAAATCAAAAAGGTACGCTCCTAAGTTTTGCGTATAACTTGGGGGCGAATTTTTATGGAAGTGTGGATTTTAATAGCATTACTAAGAATCTAAAAGAAAAGAATTGGGCAGCAATACCTAAAACATTAGAATTATATCGTAATCCTGGATCTAATGTAGAAGCAGGATTATTGAGAAGGCGTAAAGCCGAAGGAGATTTATGGAGAAAACCAATAGGAGGATACACAATGGAGTTTATAGATTTACACAATTTCTTCAAGCATTATGATGATAAGAACCCTAAGCATGTAGAAGCAGCAGCAATGCTGGAAAAGATTCTTATTGCTAAACTACCAGATGAAATGAGAAATGAATCTGGATGGGTTAAAACATTTAGGACCAAACCAGAGAAACCAAAGTCCTCTGTACTTGATGTTCCATTCTTCCCACAGACAGATAACTACAGAGATGCAAATAGAACTTGCAATAGTTCTGCTTGTGCTATGGTACTTGAGTATCTAAAACCAGGAACACTTAAGGGTGCTAAAGGTGATGATGCTTATGTGCAAAAAGTATTTGCAACTGGGGATACTACAGATCATCTAGTGCAAACTAGAGTCTTATCTTCCTATGGAGTTAAGTCATCCTTCAGTTATTCCCTAGGGTTTGAGGATCTCGATAGGGAACTTGCTGCAGGTCGTCCTGTGGTGATCGGAATCCTTCATAGGGGACCGCTCAGTGCCCCTACAGGCGGTCATATGCTTGTGGTGAAGGGTAAGACCCCTGCAGGCGATTATGTGGTCAACGATCCCTATGGATCGCTCAACGATGGGTATACGGGTGCTGTGAGCAACGGAAAGGGTGCTGTCTATGCTCGTAGCGTCCTGCAGAAGAGGTGGCTTCCTGACGGTCCTAAGAGCGGATGGGGACGCATCTTCGCATAAATAGATTCGGGGCAACCCAAATATCGTCGTCGCAAGGTTGTCGGGTGACAAAGACCACTTGACAACCCCTTTTTTTCTCGGTACAATAACTCTGTCAGGGGTTCAGGGAACATACTAAATACCTTTAAGTGATTAGAGGTTATTAGATGCTAGATTATGAGAACCCATGGTTATATGATGCAGCACCTTTCACAACAAATGATATAGGTGAATATTTTGGGTTTGTTTACCGTATTGAATGTATCAAGACTGGTAGATCTTACATAGGTAGAAAATACTTCTGGAGTTTTAGAACTCCACCTGGTAAGAAAAGAAGAGTCAAACAAGAATCTGATTGGAAGAACTACTATGGTTCTTGCCCAGAACTTAAAGAAGATATTAAAAAGTACGGTAAACAGTATTTTACAAGAGAGATTCTATCGCTACATACTACAAAAGGTATGTGCAATTTTGAGGAAACTAAACAATTGTTTCTAAATAATGTACTATCTGAGTCTCTTGTCGATGGATCTCCTAAGTATTATAACTCTAATATCTTAGGAAGGTACATGCGAAAAGACTACTTCAAGGGGGCTTGACAGGGCACCCAACCCATGCTATTCTATACAAGTCAGTCAAGGAGGTCCAAGTGGTTGATTTCATGATCGAACACCAAACTGTTATGGATAAAACTATTGAAACTCTAATTGATCAACTTCATTCTCTTGCGAGTGAAGGTCGTTTAGGTGAAGCAAAACAAATTGCTGATCAAATCAAACAACTCCAAAAATCTGGAGTTTGATTTTCTGTCTCGGTAGCTCAGATGGATAGAGCATCTGCCTTCTAAGCAGTTGGTCACAGGTTCAAGTCCTGTCCGAGACGCCTTATTGAACTATTCATTATGAAGAAACCAATTGTTGTTATGGAGCGGTTTCCCTACCGCTATGTTCAAGTTGGAACACTAGAGATTAATGGGAAACCCGATTGTAGGATTCAGAAAGTTGATTCCTACACTGGAAGATACAGAGACATGTATCTTTGCGATAACGAAAATCAATTCTTTCTAGCAATAGAAGATTTTGATTACACTAAATGGCTTGACCCAGATCGAGTTCCATGCTATATTAAAGGAGACGACGATGATGAATGACACCGTGAGGTATCAACTAGAACGCGCTGAAGATGCTCTTCGTACTGCACTTAAACTAGGTGCTGAAACTGAAGATCCTTATCTTCTTCGTAATATCTCTGAGACTATCAGCACAATTAAAAATTGGCGAGGTAGTGCCAGATATAATCTGACTAAAACTTCCGAAGGTGATAGTATCAGATTTGATATCTCGTCAAATTACGCTGCTGATTTTGGTGATTATAACTATATTAGTAGTGGCGTTCGTGGTGGAATGAGTGATGATATTATCACCTTTTCCTAGTCCTGGAATGACTTAAAACTTAACCTGGTGGAGTCAATCCCCTTAATGCCCGTCATGGAGAGACGCTAAAAACCCTGGTCGGGAAACCCCCTCGATGAGTTTCCAGTTTCTCTAAAAAACTGGTGGTGCGGATGGGGAATTCTTTCTCCGCCGAGTTTCCAATTTTCTCGTAATCAAAATTGGTGGCGTGCATGTGCTCGGGAGGATTGACCTCCTCCCACAAGTCGGTATGGCGGAATTGGTAGACGCGCTGGGTTTAGGTTCCAGTGAAGTAATTCGTGGAGGTTCAAGTCCTCTTACCGACATCGATACTCGTTAGGCAGATAGCCTAGAAGGAGATCGAGGGGGAAGGGTTGGAAATATCCGAATCTTCCCGCCAAATGTAGGAACCAAAACCTCTCCTTGGTCTTAGTATTCTGTGTCCAAGTGAAGTAAAGAGGGGGGCTTAAGGTGATGCTCCCCCCTCCTACCACAATCCTCTGTTAGTCTATTGGTAAGGACGGGTGGATAACACACATGGAAACTAGGTTCAATTCCTAGACAGAGGTATCAGACAATAGCACGCTATTGTCTCCCTTCGGGGCCGAGGGTAAGTCCCTGTTATATCCTTATGAGGTATATCACACTTGCCCCATCAAGAACACCCCTCAAGCCTATCAACGATGCTCAAACAGAGGGGTCACTGCGGAGTTAGTTCAGCGGTAGAACGCTATCCTTCCAAGTTAGATGTCGTCGGTTCGATTCCGATACTCCGCTTCCCCTTCTACGGGAATTACTATGTCACTCATTTCACAAAAAGATAGAGACCTTGCTATCGAAGCATTAGATTTTTATCTCTTCAATAAGCAATTTGATTTTACTGAAGAGAAACGAATGCAAGTCAATGCTCTTCTTAATTGGATTAAGTTGGAGAAAACCAAACATGAAAATTAATCTTTGGTATTGCGATAGTATGAAACAGTGGAGGTGGACTCTTGTAGATGACCATCGCCCTATTATCAAAATGGAGTCAGGTCAACAACCAGACTTGCGTGATGCTATGAATGATGTAGCAAACACAGTGGAATATATGTTGGGGGTGTAGCTCAATTGGCAGAGCGGAAAGCTTATACCTTTCGTATACGGCAGATTACCGTGCGGTTGGGGGTTCGAGTCCCTCCGCCCCTATATAAATTAAAAAGGAGGAGTTAAAATGGCATATCAACATCAAACCGATTTTGAGTTGCATCTGTTTGACTTCGGTAAAAAAGTAGAATATATTGTAGCAGCAGAGATGGCAGGGAAACTAGATGCCAATGATGCTTACAAACAAATTAAAGACTTATTTGATCATCTTAAAAAGTTTCGTAAGCAAGAAAAAAAGCAGGATAATCCACTAGACTACGATAATATTCCACCAAGGTATTAATTATGATTTCACAAGGACTAGTTGAAACTGAAAATGAAGATCCTGGATTTGAGATTACTCACCTATCATTCAGGAGACGAGAATCTTCACAACTCTATGGTGGTCCCGTACATTACTATATCGGAAACATTGTATTCCGTTTGACTAACGAGGATGCGAAAGGTCGCATGGAATATATCATGGCAAAGAATGAGCGAGTTCGTGTAGCACCAGACGAGGAACTTCATGAGAAGTATTATGATGGTCTTCACTTTAAGTTTGATACAAAAGAAGAAAGAGATGAGGGTGGAGAAAAGTTTTATCCATTAGAAATCATCAACAAAGAAGGCATTAAAGATGAAGATGTATTCATCTATGGTTATCGTCGCAACACGGACCCTCTCCATGACTTCATTCAATACAATGAGAAGTTCGATTGTTATCGAATGCACGAATACTTCCAAGACACACCAGTAGTTCGTGGTATAATACAGTATCTCCAAGACATGAAAGATGGAAAACCTAATCCGAGTCGTACAGTCTATCATGAGCAGTTCCTCAACACGCTCACAAACCTCTGCTGGTGGTGGGACTAGACAGTGCTCCAAGTGCCACACCGAGAAACCCCTTGACAAGGACCACTATCAAGTGGTAAAGTCATTTCGTAGTGGGTTCTCCTACTACTGTATTGAATGTAGCAAACCTAAACCAAGAGATTAATTATGCTTCGCGTTAAAGTTGAACTTGAACCTTTCGGTATGACGATTGGTGGTAAACAACTTGCAGAGATTCGTATCTGGAATGCCACTGGTAAAGGTCTTACTACAAAACACAATTACGAATATGAGATTTATGAACCTTCTCCTCTGAATGGAGAACCTGTTATGAAGCGTGGTAGTATCAAAGGGTACGATCGCCAGCAACCAGTCATTAATCTGGTCAAGGAAGTCTTGACAAATTTGGATTAATTGCTATATAATATGGTCTGTAAGAAAACTTAACATGACCGTAACCACCAATGAACATGGACAGCAAAACATGTTCGCAAAAGAACCCCAAATGTACATTTCTGAGGAGATTATTGAAGCTATGAATAACGAAGTATACGAAACACATAACGAAAAAGCAGAACGCCTCAATGGTCGTCTTGCTATGATTGGATTTGTTGCTGCTGTAGGAGCATATCTAATGACTGGCCAGATTATTCCTGGCATTCTCTGACATTTGATTGACAATGACCGAATTTATCTTTATAATTACTAGTGTTGCCTTCTTCGTACTGTTGGCAGCATCCGTAGAAAAACTTTGTGAAACTTACTAATGGCATTTAACATTACCCTTCGTTCCCCCGATGGAACTGAACAAACTATTCAGTGTGCTGAGGATCAATATATCCTTGAAGCAGCTGAAGAAGCAGGAGTAGATCTTCCTTCTTCATGTAAAGCTGGTGCTTGCTCTGCTTGTGCTGGTAAACTGATCGAAGGTGAAGTTGACAATGAGGAACAATCTTTCCTTGATGATGATCAACTAGCAGATGGATGGGTGCTTACCTGTGTAGCATATCCTAAATCTGATTGTGTTATCCTTACTGAACAGGAAGAGAACTTGTGAGTGCTGGAATGCTGGGGCAACTTAGCCTTGCCCTTCAACAACTTGTAGATCAAGGTGCTTGGGATAACGATGATGAACTAGAAGTCAAAGTTGCAGGCACACTAAAGAAAGACAAATTCATTGTCATTCAGAATAAGACAAAGCGGGGAGTCCAGTGAGACTCCCTTTTTCTTGCCCGAACCCCTTGACACGGTTTCCCGACCATGCTATTATAAATATTGTTAAGAAATGAAAACATTTCTTCACATACTTAAACAATTATCTGGAGTATTATCCTATGACTGCTACTATTGCCCAACGTCGGCAAGAAAGTGGATGGGAACAGTTTTGCCAGTGGATCACTAGTACTGATAACCGCCTTTATGTTGGTTGGTTTGGAACTCTGATGATTCCTACTTTGCTTGCTGCTACTATCTGCTTCATCGTTGCTTTTATTGCTGCACCTCCCGTTGACATCGACGGTATTCGTGAACCTGTTGCTGGTTCACTCATGTACGGAAACAACATCATCTCA